GCGCCGATCCGGCCGCGGCGTTGGCGAGCACAGCCGGCCCCGTGATCGCATCCAGGCCGCCGCCGGCTGCATCCTTCGCGGGATTGGTGACCAGGATCATGGTCGAACTGACGGCGAAGAAGACGGCCCGCTTCGGCGTGCCGGCGGTGGTCGTCGGGGTGCCGGCGGTGGCGCCCAGGTAGTACACCGATCCCTCGGCGAAGGTCGCGCCGTCGATGCAGACGATGCCCCACTGGCACACCCACACCGTGTCCGCGTCCACCACCTTGCAGACGACACCGATGCTGTCGTCACCCTGCGCGGCCAGGGCCCAGGACACGCCGGTGTTTTTCACAACCTGGCCGAGGGTGAAGCCGTGCGCGACCTGGATTACCTCTACGACGAGGTTGGGCGATGCTGACTCCTGGCCATCCAGGGTGACCAATCCCCACTTCGTTCCAGTCCCCGGCTCCTTCCACACAATGCGGGCGCTCCCCTGCGCCCCGGTCCGCAGCGTGGCGTAGATGCCGTCTTCCATTTCCGCGCGGGTGTCGGTCTCATCGATGACATCGAGGGATACGGGGGTGACGCCACAGATAACAGCGCGGCCGATTGCGCCATCGGCAATGGGCTCCTGCAATACCGCGATGCGCCCGGTTGACTCAAGCGGGGTGATTCCGTCGAGCGCGACACGGCCACGCCAGGCGTTGAGGTTTTCGCTGGGCAGGATCAGCGGATCACCGATGGCCAGAATGTCGAGCCTATCGCGATTTTCACCGCTGCTATTGCGGATCAGCACCGAATCGGAAACCCCTGATTCTTGCTCGCGTGCGCCAAATGCACCCCGCTGCGATCGGTGCGCCCGAGCAGCGTCGAGCATGGCGTTGTAGTCGCCCGCGCTGATCGTCAGTTTTTGACCGGGTGAAACGGGCTGCAGGTTGGCCATGTCAGGTCCCGGGAATACTCAGGTTGGTGTACTCGTACACCTTTTCGATGTACACAAACTTCGCTTTTTTGACGGCGGCCTTCTGTGCCCCGGACCCCGAAACGTCATCTTCGTAGCGAATCCACATGTAATCCCAGCCCTCCTTTGACGCTACGGTAATGCCGCCAATGGTGAAGCTGGTTCGGTTTGGCTGATGGGCGTACTTGAATGTGATCTGCCAATAGCCGTTGCCTTGCTTTGATCCGCTGGCGCCGAGGAACAGCACCTCCCCAGACGGGTAGCCCCTGAAGGTGGTCGAGTTCACCTTGCCGGTCATGTACGCGATGGTCTGCTTCCACTCCTCGGTAATGACAGAGGGTGCGAACCAGTACGTATCGGACCACTGGAATTGCTGAATGGTGATGTCAACGCCGGCAACAGTCTCGCCGTCGCAGTTGATGGCTGAACTGCTGGGGACATCGGATCCGCCGTCATAATAGCGGGATGGAATCGACCATCCGCTTTTGACATTCTGCGTACCGCCGCCGGTCTCGAAGGTGTAGGTATTTTCAAGCGTCGCGGTGTCACTACCGCCGCTACTGCTCGCCTGTTCGTAGCGCGCAATGACCTTCCATGTGGTCTGATTCAGCCGCTCGGAGATGGAGATGCCGCTGCGCGGTATGCCGTTGTACGTGGTGGGAATGTTCGCCAGTGCGGTAGCGCGAACGTCGGCCTCGTCGGTGGCCGAGATGACGCAGTAGGGGATATCAGCCGACATCTTGCCGGTGATCGCCTCGCTGCGGCCATCGAATAACTCAAAGATGGATGCGGGCATGATTCCTCATGGAGCGAATGTTGTTTCACCGGTGTAGATCTTTTCGCGGATCTTTTTCAACTCCTCGGCCGATTGTTCCGCTGCCTTGGCCGTGCGCTCGGCGGTGCTGTTGCCGATGCCTAGGCCGAAGGTGGCGGCGGTGCTGAAGGTGCCGAGGACATCGGCCTTCGGTGCCAGGGAAGACACGGATTCAGCGGCGCGCTGGGCTGCCTCGCCCTTCTTCTGCATGTCGCTCTCAAGTGTCGCTCGGGCGTTCGCTGCCGACTGCCGCAGTTCGTCCAGGCGGGCGCGCATGCCGTCAATCACGCTATCGTTTTCGGTGATTACTTCGGCCAGGCCGACATTGAGTGCATCCCGCAGTTCGGCGGCCTGCTCAGTGATGCTGGCAAGCTGCTGCTGTGTGGATCGGGCGAGATCGTTAAGCGCAGCCTGCTTGGCGTTCGTGTTGGCGGAGTTGATGTCGTCCGCGTTTGCCTGTGTGGCGGCAGTGGTGCCAGCCGGAAGAACCCCCAGCATCTCGTATGCATTGGCTATTTTGACAGACTCCTTTCCGACCCATTCCTTATACCACCCCTTGATGCCATGGCCGGCTTCCGCCAGAACGCTTTTAATAGAACCCATGGTATTGATCCACCCGGCAGCGATCGATGCGCCGATGGTCATAAATGCCTTGTTGATTCCGACAAGGAACCCCAGGGTAAGCTCTTTCAGGAACGACCAAGCGCGCGTGAACTCAATCTTGACCACCCGCAGCCCAATGGCTGCAGCCAGCCCCAGGTCCCCGGCTGCCATCGCATCACCGATGCCATTCCATGCCGTGATGGCGTCGCCCTTCACCTTGTCGAAACCCTCGCCAAGATAGGTGAGGTCGGCACGCCCCTGCTCGGTCTGCGTGGCTAAGACATATCCGATCCCAGCAACGGCAGCGGTGGCGATTGCCAGCGGTGAGGTGAACAGGGCGACGGTGCCACCCATGATCGACATGGCCTTGCCCCAGGCGATGGCCAGCCCACCGACTGCAAACGACATCGCCTTAACCGCCGTCCCCGCCACGAGCAGCGCGATGCCAAGACCGGCAATTCCGGTAGTGGTCACGCCCAACAGGGCCACTGTCCCCGGGTTGCTTCGCGCCCAGGCGGTCATGCCATCGACCATGCCGCGCAGCGCGCTGGCTGCGGTCAGCAGGACGGGCGTCAGCGCCGAGCCAACGGCGATCTTGAGTCGGTCTACCGATTCCGTCGTGCTGCGGATGTCGGTCGCCAGGGTGATCGCCTTGCCAAGATCCGCACCGGCCAGCTTGCCGGCCTTGGCCGCGTCCAGGAAGCCCTTGATCGACAGCACGAATGGCGCCATAGCCGCGCCGCCGGCTATGGCTAGGGTCTGGCCGGCTTGCCGCATCCCGTCACCGAAGGCGCGCAACTGCGCCTGTGCCTTTTTAAGCCCGGCCGTGAGCTGCTTGCCGTCAGCAAACAGCTCCACATAGGCGCGTCCGGCGCGAACGCCTTGGGCGCTCATGACAGGACCATCCGAGTGCGCGCGTGGGTTGGCATGACTATATGTGTTTCAGCAGTGCCTTGAGGGCGGTGATGTCAGCGGGTATTGGGGCGGGTACGGGATTCGCGCGGCCGACGGCGGGCATGAAGTCGGCAGGGGTGAACGGCTTGCCGCGCTTGGGGTCGCGGTTGACGTTGGCGATCAGGGCAAGGATGCAGGATGTGCGGCTCCAGGTGTCGGTTTGGGCGGCGGCGGTCGCCCATAGGATCTCGCGCAGGGTTAGGGGCGCGGGGTCGAGTCCGGTGATTCCGGAAGACTCGGCAATGATGCGCCAGATGGCGGCGGCGTCACTGTCGCCATCGCCTGTACCTGGCGCAGAAGGATCTCCTGCGCCTGCGCCTGCTTGGCCCGACCGGCGTCGATGAGCTGCAGCAGCAGCACGCGGGTCGGGCTCGGGGAAAAATCGGCTATGCCCTTCAGCAGGGCCGTCGCCGCGTGGTCGATGGCATCGCCCAGCATGCCGCTGGCGAAGCTCTCGGCGTTGACGCGCTGTGCGTCCATCTGCGGCTGACAGATGGCGGCGAGGACATCGACCAGCAGCACGGGGTCTGCCGCCAACCGCTCGAGCAGATCACCACCGAGAACCTGCATGAGGTCGATGGCGGCGAGGCTGCGCACGCGGCGGATGGTCGCCACATCGATGTGGATAGACCAGGTGCGCCCGGAGGCGTCGAGGAAGGTCTGCATGGATTACGGGTAAGCAACCGGGCTGCTGGCCCAGGCGGGGGCGGTGGCCGCGTAGGTCGGCTTCATGGTGACTTCGACCATGATCGCCTCTTCGAGGTTCTGCGGGATCTTGAAGCTGGTGATCATGAAGCTTGCCTTCAAGCCCTGCGATCCGGCGGCGGCGGCGTCTACCGCCCCGTCGAGAACCAAGAACCGAACAACGGTGTTGTTCAAGAAGGCGTCGCGGATGGCGACCATATCCGTGTCGTTCAGGTCGTAGACCATGTTGTATTCCACCGACGCATCTTTGAGAGCGGCGATGGTGGCCTTCCAGCCGTTGTTGCCACGCGTCGAAACATCCGCCTCGCCCTTTTCCAGGGACAAGGTGAGGTCTTTGACGTTGGTCACCTCGTCCCAGGCGGAGCCCGAGTCGCGGTAGAGTTTGGCGTTGAGCCCGAGTTTGAAGGACATGATGGTATTCCTTGGTGGTTAGCGTGAAAGTGCGTTGGCCCACATGCGCGGCAGGCCGGGTAGCTCGGCGTCGAAGGCCGGGGTCATGAAGGGGCGAGCTTTGTAGGTGGCCTGGTAGCTGCCGCGCTTGTTGCGGCGCGTGAAGGCTCCGCCGTACTCCAGGGCGCGTGGAGCATCGCGATGGGCCCTGCCGTTGAGCAGGACGGGGCCGACAACCAGGGATCGCGAGTCCTGGTCGAAGCTGAAGAAGATGTTGTCCCGCAGGAGCCCAAGATGGCTGGACGGTGGCGATCCTGGCGGGCTTGCCTTCTTCCGTTTGCGAATGCTGGTCTTCGCCCGCTGGCGCACGAATGCGCCGAAGCGAGCGAAGACGGTAGCCGTCGTGCGGTCCAACGCTGAGATTACGGCGGCGCGGTCGAAGAAGTTGCGCTGCGCATCCTTGCGGGTGCGGAAGCCGATGACGGGGCCACTCATGACGCGGCGCTCAGCAGGCGGGTGATCAACGGTCGCAGCAGGCGCGGCTGGCGCTCCAGGCTGCGGCTGTCGGCGGTGGCGCGTCCGCTGGTGTCGGCATCGTCCGCGTGTCGGCGCCACTCCCGCGCCAGGTACAGCGCCAGTACGGCCAGGCCGATCAGCAGCAGGCAGGCGATGCCCAGGCCGACCACCCAGGCCAGCCACGGGACGCTGGACCAGCCAGCGATCCACAACAGGCCACCAGCACCGGCAGCGGGCAGGCCGATGGCGGCCCAGGCGGGCAGGCCACAGATGGTCATCGCGACGGCGGCGGCGATGCATCCGCCGATGCCGATGCCAGACCAGCGGCGATCGCGCTGCAGGGCCCTGTCCGCTTCGAGTTGCGCCGCCGCCGTCGCCGAGCGCTCGGCCAGAGACTGAAGCTCTGCGCGCTCGGCGGTGGCACGGGTCAAGGCCTCGGCCCGCAACTGCTGGGCGGCGTCGGCGCGAGCGCTCGCGATAGCGGCCCGCAGACGGGCAGCGTCGGCTGCGGCCTTGAGCTCGGCGGCCTGATCGGCGCTGGGTGCGGTCTTGGCCTGATCGTCCAGCAGATCGGCCTGGGCCTGTGCTCCGGCGGCTGCCAGGGAATCGTCCTCGGCGACCTTGCCCAGCCTGTCGGCTTCGACCTGGGCGGGGACGGGCGGGTCCTCGGGTCTGGAGGTCGGGCCGCAGCTGGACAGAGCCAGCAGCCAGCCCAGCAGCGCTATGGCGATGAGCGCGCTCACAATGCGGACGGCATGGCGATCGAGCCAGGCTATGAGGCTCACCGCGAACTCCGAACCCAGGCGGCCCGCAATTCGGCCAACTGCATCTCGATGCCCGCGTTCTGCGCCCGCACCGACAGCACCACGGCCTCGATGCCGGCCAGTTTGGCGAGGACTTCGTTGGCCTTGGCGACTGCCGCGAATTCGGCTGCGATGGCACGGTTCTCGGCGGCGAGCGCCTTTTCCTCTGCAGTGACAGCGCGAGATTCAGCTGAGTCCGCCGCGCGTTTGATTTCCCGGACAGCAGCGTGCTCGGTCGCCGCCCACCAGATGATAGTGCCCACGAAGAGAACTATCGAGGCGACCATGGTCACCGGTAGCCAGCTCTTGGATATGTCACGCATGATTGGCCCGGTCGTCATGGTTGGTCGGGTGGTATTCGCAGGTGAGGCAGTGGTGACCTCGCGCGGCGCGCATCAGTTCGGGACCCTGCACGCGCAGCACCTCGGCGTGTTCACCCTGCCCAGCCGCTTCGAGGGCGGCGATGGCGGCGGTGATCGTGGAGCTGATGCGCTGCAGGTCCATCATTCCTCCGGCTTGAGCCCGGCGAGGTTGAGCAGCGGCAGCAGGTAGATCGAACCGCCGAGGATCTTCTTGTCCGCAGCGAACTTCACGGCGCGGGTGATCACTTCCGCCTCGCGCTTGGTCGGCTCGCGCAGGAATGGCGCGGGGGCGGTGGCCCAGGCTTTGTGCGCGGCCAGGTCGGTGGTCGGCTCGGGCGGAAGCTCGGGCAGGACTTCTTCCAGGATCTGGCCGGCGCGGTACAGCTGCCCGGGAGTCTCGTACCATTCGCCGCGCGAGAGCAGGCCGCGCAGCAGGGTGGAGCTGAAGTTGTTAAGGGTCATTTCTTAGGGCTTTCGGTTGCGTT